ACCATTTTACTAAAGTTTTTATTCTTCTCAAATTTAAGTGTGTGTTTAAATTTATCAACTAACACATCTTGTTTATGACTGATTACAAATACATTTTCACCCTCAAGTGTATTCAGTATTTTGAGAAACTCATCTGTTCCAGCACTATCTAACGAACTATCAAATATTTCATCTAATACTAATAGATTGGTATTGGTACTGTTTTTCATTTTAGCAATCGCTCTCCATGTAAAGAGTAATGCTAAATCTATTCTCATTTTTTCACCCTCACTAAATGAGGCATAATTAAAGTTATCACGAAATCTTGACTTGATTGTTTCGTCAAAGTTTTCATCTAAACTAAAGTTTACATAGAACTCCATAGATGCCAGATACTTATTAATTAATTGATTCATGACAGGTAGATACTGTTTAATAATTTTAGTCTTGATACCTGTATCTTGTAACATAGCTTTAGATGCTTCTTTATAAACCTTTTCTTCTTTTAAATCTTTTCTATTTTTCTCTATACCTTCAAATTCTTCTTGAAGTATTTTTAGTTGTTCTTCGTCAGAATTATCAATGGTACTTTTTTCTAAGTCCTTAATTTCTTCTGATAATTTTACTTGATACTTCTCCAACTCCTGTATAGATGTATTTAAACTTGCAATCTGTATTGAGTTATCTTGTATTCCATTTGTAATTTTAGATATTTCATTTAGTCTCAATTTTGTTTTATTCAATTCATCTTCCATCTTAGTAAGACCATCTACAATTTCTTTCTTTTCTGTTTCTTTGGTAGCTACCATTTGTGATTTAAACTCTGTATCAATGTGTTGTTCACAAGCAGGACAATCTTCATTCTCTGATAGAAACTTAATCATTCTATCTTTTTCTTTTTGTTTCTCTGTAAGTGTAGAACGCAAGTCTTTTAGTTTTACATCTTTTGATTCTATACTAATTTGGTCTTCAACTGAAGCAAACAATTCTTTTTGTTTTTCTTCTAGTGTTTTTTTATTGTTTACTTTCTTATCTAATTCCATTGAATTATTATCATAGTTATTTTGTTTTTCTTTAATAATAATGCCGGCATTGTTTTTAATATTCTCAATGTGAGTTGACTGCATACTTATTTTTTCACTACACAACTTATGATTGTATTCTACTTCTTGTAATTCAGTAACTAAATCTTTCAATCTTTGTTTGAGCAATACATTCATAGTAGAGAATATCTTAATGTCTAATAAGTCTTCAACCACTTCCCTTCTGAATCTAGCTTTCAATTGCATGAATGGTATAAAGGTTGAACTACCTAAGATAACTACTTGAGTAAATGAACGATAGTTTAATTTAAGTATTTGTTGTTCTAATATCTTTTGATAATCACGATTGTTTGCTTCTTGATTTAACATCTTATCATTTTGCCAGATTTCAAACTTGTTTGGTTTGATACTACGAACAACTTTATACTTTCTACTTGCAATACTAAATTCTATCTCAACAATAGTTTCCATAGCGTTAACTGTATTGACTAATTGAGATTTACTAATTGTTCTAAATGGTTTTCCAAACAATGCAAAACATAATGCATCAAGTACAGTAGATTTACCAGCACCATTCTCACCTATGATAAGTGTAGTTTCATTACGATTCAAATCAATCTCTGTAAATTGGTTTCCTGTAGAAAGAAAATTCTTCCAACGAACCTTTTCAAATATAATCATTCTAAGTCTAAGTCTTGTGCCTCTGTGTATAAAGATTTCATTTGATTCTTTAATCTATCCTTACTTAAATCAATAGACAAGTCATCAATGTATTTGTTTAATAGTGTTACTGTGTCTTCTGTATTCTCTACAATATCATCTGATACCGAACTTGCATCTAAGTCTGAAAAGTCCTCAACAATTTTTATATCGTATGCATCTGCTGTATACAACTTGTCTAAGAATTGGTCAAACTGATATAAATCTTTTTTAGTAACTACGATAAGTTTAACATACTTATTAGCATATTTTGAAACATCATGTTCTAAATAATTTTCTTTAGTGTCATCATAATATATTTTTTCGTATATACTATATGGATTAACTATTCTTTCTAACTCTCTTGTTTCTGTATCATAGATGTGAAAACCTTTTGGGTCTTGCCAATCATTCCAATAGATTTCATATGGTGTACCTAGATAATAGATTTGACCATCATCTGATTTGTGATGGAAATGTCCACTCATGACTGTATCAAACTTTCTAAAAAATTCTTTATCCTTACCACCTTGTGATACAATAACATTCTTATTCATTTGNAAACCATTGATTTCTAAATGACCCATACATATTTGAGCTTTGGTTTCGTCTATCATACCTTCTGCATAGAGTTCATTTGATTGTGTAATCCACGGCATTAATAATATTGGTAATCCATCAAAGTCTACTTCTGTTGCATCTTCGTAGAGGTGAATGTTATTATGTTTAGTACCTATTAATTCTCTAAGCGAGTTTACATCACTAATATTTTTATAATAGATATCGTGATTACCAACTAACATATGTAAGTCAATACCTAAAGTATTAAATGGTATAATAAATCTTTCTCTAAAATCTTTTGCAGTTCTATATGATACATACTTACGCCTGTCAAAACAATCACCTAAATGTATACAGGTTTTAATATTGTTTTGTTGTAGGTATGGGAAGAATACACCCTCATAGAATTGATAGAAGTGTTCATTAAAATTTAAGTTATCATTTCTTGCACCGAAATGNGTATCAGTTATAAGTGCTATTTTCATTATGTAGTTTTATCAGTTTCCATGAAGTTTTCTAAACCTTCTGATTCTTTTTCTTTCTTCTCTTTCTTTTTGACAACATAAACATCTTCGTCTGGTAACATAATGTCTGGGTCAAAACCTTGTACATCATATATTGTTTCATCACCTTCATTCACAGTAAAGCTTTCGTATTGTCTGTTCTCAATTATTTTATTTTTAATATGTGTTTGTTTCTTTTCTTTTTGAATTCTTCTTAGAAATGCATAGTATATGATTTGTGTAAAATAAGCAAAAGGATTCTTTGACTTCTCTGGGTCAAAGTTATGTATGTATTGTAAACAGTTTTCTATACCATCAGATACCATCTCTGAACGATAGGTATAGTTAATGAAGTTAGGTCTATAAGATAATCCATTTGCAATCTTTAGAAAACACTCACCTATGTAATTAGTTACTTGTGGTCTTTCCTCACCTGCTTCTTCTGCATCAACACACTTTTGTTTCCATTCTTTCATGGCTTCTAGAAACTGTTTGTTATCTATGTAATGAGCATTCTTTTTCTTTTCTTTTGCCATCTTTGTTCCTTAAAAATAATATGATGTAATAGTACCATTCTCAAACATATTATGTCAAGTTATATCTGTGGTTTTTATGTAAAAACTTTTTTCAATTTATTGTTAAAAAAACCTTGACAATCCTTGTATAGGACCATTATAATCGTTGTGTTCCGCCGAGAACAGTATATACTCTAAAGAGATGGATTAATGTTTTGTACCACTACATGGCAAACTATCCATTTCTTCTTCTGTTAATTCTTTTAATGGGTCATCTCCTTCCTCAATATTTGTTAAAGCAGAAATATATTGTTTGAATAATCTTTTCACTTCTTCTGTTGCAACCTCTTGGTCTTCTTCTGCAACATCTTCTGGAAAACTTGGTTGTATAGATGGTTCAAAATCTTTTCCTACCATCTCAGCTTCTGCTTCATTGTAAGTACTTAACATAAAGTTATAATAATTATTTAAAGCATAAGATGCTGGAGCAACTGTAATAATAGTTGACTTCTCAATATCTAACTCATCTGATTCGGTAAATGGTTGTAACCAACGAGATAAAGTTAATGCTTCAACAATACCTTTCTTAGTTACTTTATTTTTTAATTCCATTTTGAGTGGGTGTATCACATGTAAAGTAGGTGAACCCTCATCTATTCTTGTAGGTATACAAGTACAAACGATACTTTCGCCGTTAGCTAATTTTAATATCCTAGTCGTATTATCTTCCATATTATCATCCATGTCATACTCCTTTAAATATTTGAACTACTTCATTTATCGGTAAAGTTGATTGTAAACTAATAACACTTCTTCCCTCTTTATCTCCAGATACACTATGTAATATATCTGTGTTTATAATATAAACATCTCCAACTTCTGCTGTAAAATAACAGATATCTTTTACATCACTAAAATCAAGAAACTCTGATGTACTATCTTTATCATATTCTGCATCAAATCTACCAATTAATTCTTTAATATCTTTAACATCATCTGATTTCTTTTCATGAAATGTTGTTTTACCACCATTTACTTTAAGATAAATGTTTACAGTACTATTTATATTGTCATCAATGTGTGGATATATATCATAGGTTACTGTCATACATCTCTGAGAAAAATATTGTCTTTTATCATTAGGTATAATTTCTAATAGTTTATTGAAGTTTTGTATAGAATTTTTATCTTGTAAAAAGAACTCACTAAACTTAACACCTAAAAATTTATTATTCTCCTCAACACCATAACTGTCATATATTTTACCTTTAACAATATTTAAATTAGGAATCTTTATATTTAATTTTTTATAGTACGGTATCATAGCCTCACCTTATCAATCTCATATTCAAACTCTTCTTCATTGTATATATTTATTCGTTCTAAAAAGTGGTTGAGAGTAAAATTCTTCTTATCATTGTAAGTAAAATCATCAGCAATATCTAAAAGGGTTGTGTGTATGTCGCCCATATTCGGTCTACGCAATCCTCTGCCAATAGATTGAAGCACTCTAATTCTACTTTTACTTGGACTTGCGAACACGACATTGTGCAAGTTCCTAATATTAATGCCAGTACTAAATGTACCATATGATGCCACGATAATTGCATTTGTTTCTTTCTCTGTTATCTCTCTTATCTGTTCTCTTGTTTCTGTATCTACTCCACCATGTATAAAAAATACTTTTCTATCTAAGTCTTTCATCATCTCATATAGTACTGAGCCGTGTTTCTCTACTAGTTGATACAAGCAGAGGGTGTTTCCCTTCAAGTTATCGCAAAGACCCCTTATAAAGTCATTACGAGTCTTGTGAGCCACTATATAGTCCAACTCCTCACTATATTTTAAGTCCTTTACTGCTTTACAATCACTTTCACTATGTTTAAGAACAATACACTTAATTTTTAATTCAGCAAGTGTATCTTTGTCCATTAATTCTTTTGTAGTTGTTACCTTTTCAACTTTACCAAATAGTCCTTCTAAAACTAATCTGTGTGTTTGTGTTCCATCCAAAGTACCTGTCATTCCAAAACGATATTTACAATCTATCAGTTTTGTCATAATCGTTGTTAATGATTTGGATTTAAATAAATGAGCTTCATCTCCAATCACACAACCAAATTTTTCAAAGTAATTTTTATCTAATTTAAAGAGCGATTGCCATGTAGAAATAATTACAGGTTTATTTGTATCTTTCTCATGACCTTGATATATTCTATGTAAGTATTTATCACTCCAACCATAGTCAATAAAATCAGAATACATTTGTTCTACTAATGATGTAGTTGGTACAAGTATTAATATCTTTTTATCTTTAAGTAAATAATTATAAAATCTTATTAATGCATAAATGATTAATGACTTTCCACTAGCAGTTGGTGATACTAACATACCTCTATGATTACTTAATGCATATTGGATTGCATTGAGTTGATAATCTCTCAACTCTATTTCTTTACCTTTAGATTTT